GACGAGCGAAGCCTCGATGATCCGTTTTTTCTGACCAGTGATCGGCCCGGATGCCAGCCGCGTTTCGACCGGCATTGTTTTGACCTCGGGCGTGTAGTCTAGGCCGAACTCGATGTAGCTCGAGGCAGGCCTTTCGGTCGTCGCAACCCCGGCCCCGCTCACCGTCTTGTCCGTGAGCACAATGTCGTCAGCAATGACCTTCACCGACGTCGAGGGGAGGTGCGTCAGATTTCTCGTTTCGGAGACAGTCGTAAACGTAACCGCAGCATTGTCGGCAGGCGAAGACGCCAGAGCGCTTGTTAACGTCAGCGTACTCTTGAACGTGCTGCCCGAACCATCATCCGAAACCGTCGTCGCCGCTGAAATTGTGTAAGTCCCGCTGACGCCCGCAACCGTGAACGTGTCATCAGCTTGGGGCTGAGCCGTAAGAGCATCGATCTCCAGTGACGTGCCCGTTTGGCTAGCGCCCCGAACCAGAGGGCTGCCGTAATTTGCAGGGCTAACTTGCAGCGCCGCATCCGTTGTGAAATCGGCGTCAAACTTTTCAACATGGTAAACCGTGGCTGAGTTGATGGTGCGCTGGACGACGACGTAGATGTCACTGACGTCGACCGCGACAGCAACGAATGTGCCGTTGGTCGTGAACAGTGACGGCGCAATGACGCGCTGGCTCCGCAGGAAGCTGAACGCCGCCATCGATCCGTCGGAGGAATTCACGACCAGCAGGAGGTCGCCTTCATCTGTAGACGTTGCCTTCCGCAGCGCCATGTCCGTTGGCGTGAGAAGTAGGTGCGACGACAGCAGCGACAGATTGTTGGAAATGTAGTTCGCGGCGACGTCGTTAAATTGAAACTCGTAGAGGGCCTTGCCGTTTCTGTGCACGAACAAGGTGCCGCCTTCAGAACCTTGTGGCCGAAGAGCGACCTTTGCGCCGTGATTGCTGCCGCGTTTGATTGCGATGTTTGTCGGAGTAATCGGCGAGAGGTCGACGATCGGAACGGAGTATTCGGCGCCAATAGTAAAGATTTGCAAGTCGCGGCCAGAGTGCAGCCCGACGATAGCGTTCAAAGTATCAGTGGCGATCGTTGCCTCTATCGCCTCGTCGTCCAGACCCTGACCAGGGTTGAAGTTGAAGTAGTCGTTAACTCTGCTCGCGAAGCATGTTGTCGGGCGGTCGCGGGTGCCACCAAACCAGAGGCGCCCTTGATGAAACGACGCCGTCCTCGGGTAGCCCCTGGTCGAACTCCAGACGTCCTCGTATCCGCTTTCGAGGGTCCACGCCCCCGACGCCAGGGCGGCAGTCGAGAAGAACGGCAGCTCGGTGATGGCGGAAACAACAGTCGCCGACGTGTACCGAACGATCCTGGCACGACCGAGGCCGTCGTTGGCCTCGCAATATTGTCCAACCTGACTTGCCACGCTGAACGTCGACGAGCTGTCGGGGTTGGTCGACCACGCCTCGGAGACTGTCGCGACCTTCGACGAGCCAACGTAGTCGGAAATGATCCTGGTTTGCCCCGACCCAGTGTTGCCTGTGATCGTTATAGAGGCGCCGTTGTAGATGTCATCGACCGCCAAGGCAGAACTGTCGAGGGTGATTGTTGTTGACGCACCAGCTTGCGCGGTGCCGGTGCGGCCCTCGTGAAAAACACTCGCGCTAGCTGTCAGCGTGATGTTCCCGCTGACGCCTGACGGCGTTAGTGTTGCCGCTGGCGATGTCGTCGTCAGTGTGAACGCATGCTTGGGAACGAAGCCAAAGGTGATCGTGCTTATCGTCCAGTCGCTGTGACTTGCGCCGCGCACAATCTTGCGGGGAGCCATGCTCTCCTGCACCAGCACCAGCGTGTCCGCAGACTGCGTGTAGTAAATGTCGGCAAGCGTGGCGCTGCCGATCGAGGTCGTCAGGAAGTCGTTGCCGCTTCCGTTGATCCCAGTGACCAGTGCGCCGTTTCGATAGATGAACATCTTGTTGTTGGCGAACAGCAGCATGTAGCTGTCCACCGTCGAGAACTCGAACGGAATGAGCTTGACGCCGTTCGCTGGGTTATCGCCGGAAGCGATCGTGTCGATATATTTGAGCCCCGGCCGCCGAGAGACGCCGCCCTGCGGTGCGATCAGGACGTTGCGAGCTTTCTGCAGCGCGGAAAAATACTGGTCGATATCTATTCGAGACGCGAGTAACGGATCGATCTCGCCGATCGTGAAGTCGGTCTGGATGCTCAGCGTCCGAGGCATCTACCTTACATCCGTCAGCGGGAACGTCAGAACCTGATTGGGTATCTGCCCTCGGCCGTTGATGTTGATCGACTGCCGAAAAAATCCGCCGCGTCCGTTCTCGTCGCCGCGGCCAAAGGCAACGGTGCGCCAGTAGTCGGCCTTGTCGATTTGATCAGTGACGATCTCGGCGAGGTGCGCAGCCATTGCGTATTTGAGAAGCTGCACAAAGTGTGTCGGCATCATCGCCTCGGGAACTGAGAAGATGTAGTCGATAACCACGGTCGTGAAGTCTGTTTGGATGGCGTTCCCCAGGATTTCCCATCCGGTCTGCTGAGGTGTGGCCCCGACGGCAGTCGAGCTGTAAACGGCTTGCGGTGTACCTGTTATCATCTCTGCCGGTAATGCGAATTCACGCTGCCACTCATTGACTGGCGTGGAGGTCAGCTCAGCCAGCTGCACCTTCTTCATCGCAAACGACCACGGATACAGCGACAAAATCGAGTTCTTCACGCCGCCGTACAAAGTCGAACAGGCACCACTGATCTGGGTGCCGTCATCGAAGCTGGATATCTCACTCTCGCCGAGAAGCAGCAGAGCTGCCGAGCAGATCGTTACATCTGTGTCGCCGACCGCCATCAGACCCCCGAAGAAAAGGGGGGTGAGCCGTCGCCCACCCCCAAGGTACTAATCGCTGTCAGTCACTGCGATGGTAACCGCATCGCCAACGTCAACAACGCCAGAAGCGTTACTCACGACTACATGCCAGGAAGCGGTAGCGGTGCCGCCGGTGCTCGCCCAACTGTAGATGATGTCGCCAACGGATACGTCTTGACTTACGTCATTGAAGTAACCGGCCGCGTCGATCGCCGTCTTGGCGTCAGTGGAGGTGTAACTCCACATCGCCGGGGCGGTCCCTTTCTTGGATTGGCCGCCTAAAGGCTGCCATCCCGCTCTGTCAAAAGCCATGCTCTATCCCTCCTTCTACGACGCTGCTGCAGTGTCGCGGCAGGTGATTTCGACAATGCCCTCGGCATCGATGCCAACGGCACCCGCCGCGAACATCGCGTTAATCAGCCACGAAACCTTCTCGGCGACGTAGTTGATTTCGACCTTCGAGGAGATGCCCTCGGCCAAGCCGATTGCTGACTTGTGCCAAGCGAGGCAGGTGCGATCGCTAGAGCCATCGATAGCCAAGCCGCCCTCGTCCATGTCGCCGATCGTGATGATATTGAAGCCCATGAACTGACCGACAGAACCGTTCTGTAACGGCCGTCCGGCCACAAAGTCGGCGCTGGTAACCTGCGACTCGGAAAGCAGCGAGTTGAGATTGTTTGCATGCATCAGGAGATAGCGATCCGATGCAGGCACGTTCTTCCCGTTGAGCTGCTTGTGGGCGTCACGAACCTTGGCAAAGTTCATGTTCGTGTTGGAGCCGCCAACGGAGTTGGCGACAGTCAACGAGGTGCCAGCCCCATCGAGAGCGTCGATGATCATCTGGTCACAGCGACGACCGATCGCTTTCGAGACGACCTCGACCAGCTCCTGACGTTCACTAAAGTTGACCTTCTGCTGATCGAAGACCGAGCTGTACTCAGCTGCGGTGTAGTTCGCCAGGGTCGCGGTGGCTTGCGCGAAGGTTGAGTTTAAGGGAGTGACATCGGTGCTGGGAGTGTGAACGCTCGCCTGCCCTTTTCCGACAGTCGGGAATTTACACGTCGAGCCGACGACGTTGGTCCGAAGTCGCACCGTGGGGCGCAACTTCATCTCTGCTTGGTACGCCTGCTTCACCTCTTCTGCGAAGAGGGTCACAAACGCAGGAGAAAGGTTTGTGCTCAAAGTAACCTCCAGAATGAAGATGATCCCGGTTATAGAGACGATCTCTGCCGAGCCGAAAATCGACGGGGCCTAGGAGGTTACCTATCGCGTGATTATCACACGCACATTTTCATACAAATGTCAAACACTGCTACTGTTGGAATAGCGGCACCGTCACCGAGTTTGAGTCGATTGGATCGGTGCCGTATTCACGGTCGAACTCCCGCTGCACTCGGGCGCGATAAGCGGCATCTGTTTTATATTTCGGGTCGCCGACCATCGCCGACAGCTCTTCTCTGCTCGGACGGTCGTGATCGGTTTGCGTTTGGATCGGCGCCTGCTGCTCGCCATAGAAACGCTGCAGCTTCTCCATCACTTTCACGCCTTGCGCTGACCCTGCCATGAGACGGGCCTCT